CGGTAATGGGCCTGCTTTTATAGCTGTCCCTGCGGCTGCAACATCAATGTCAAATAATGCGTTCACAAAAATTACTTTTGGTACTGAAAATTACGACACAAACAACAATTACGATCCTTCAACAAGTGTGTTTACGGCGACGGTTGCAGGATACTATCTCGTTTCTTCAGGAATGACTGCAAATAGTCCGTTAGGAACCAATAGCGTTATATCTATTTACAGAAACAATAGTGAATATCTGCGCGGTAACATGTCAGCAAATATTGCCAATACATACATGACTGTATGTGGCTTAGTGTACTTAGCTGCTACGGATTATATAGATACACGCGTTTATCAAAGCAGCGGCGGCGCTGTTAATTCAGGTACGTCTACCGCAAATACATTTTCAGCAGTTTTAGTGAGGGCGGCATGAATAATTTATCGGATAAAATTGTTAGCTTATATCCTTTGCTGACAAACGCCGACTTTTATCCAGATACTGGGACTATTCTCCTTCAAAATGACAGCGACGGACGCGGCGATTATATCGCCAAGTGGGCACATCCAGATTACCCACAGCCTACAGATGAGGAATTGAAATAATGCCCATCATTCTTGACGGCACAAAGGGCGAGACGTTCCCGACATGGACGACAGGCACACGTCCTGCCACGCCTAATGCTGGGCAAACGGGCTATAATTCGACGCTTAGTGTGATTGAAACATACAATGGCACTGGTTGGGCTTCCGGCCTTGGCGCTGTTACTTCATCCACGACTAATACAAACACAAACAAGATAGCCGTAAACATTAATGGAACTGTTTACTATCTTTTAGCTTCTACGTCTGGAACGTAACCAATGGCCGCTACACTTAAATGCGATACAATCCAGAACGCTGCCAGCACGAACCCTAACATTACGTTAGATGGCTCTGCCAACGCGACGGTCGGCGGCACGTTGGCGATGGGCAGCAGCTTCAAGCGCAATAAATTAATAAATGGCGATATGGGCGTCTATCAGCGCGGTTCTGTAGCAGCTACGACTGCTGGCGCATATACTTTAGACCGTTGGTTTGTGACGCCTACGGGCGCGACTGTTACGGTTACGCAAAGCACCACGGTTATTCCGACCGGCTTTGCTGATAGTCTGAATGTCGCCAGCGCGGCATCTGTCACCAACGTCGCTGTGTATCAGCGCATTGAAAGCGTTAATACGGCAGACTTGGCTAGTGGCGTTCAAGTTACGGTATCTGGTCGTATTTATCAAAGCACTGGTTCTGCAGTTACGACTGCAACAGTTGCTCTTGCTGCACCGACTGCCGCTGACAATTACACGTCTACCACATCGGCTGCGACGACTTACACACTACCAAGTATTGCTAACGCCACTTGGACAACTTTCAGCAATACGTTCACACTGACAACAAGCTGCGTGAATGGCCTGCAAGTTACGATTGCTCTTGGGACTGGCCTTACAACAGGGTCGTTCAACCTTACAGGCGTCCAACTAGAAGTCGGCTCAGTCGCCACTCCGTATGAGCGGCAGATTTACTCCGATCAGTTGGCGCAGTGTCAGCGGTATCTGCCTGCTTTTCCTTACGCAAGCGGCGCAAATCCATACATTGCCGCAGGCATGGTTACGTCACTATCATCTTCCACAACCGCATGGTTCACGGTTGCGTTGCCCGTAACTACCCGCGTTCCACCAACCGGCGTTACAGTTTCAGCGGCAAGCCATTTTGCGGCTTTCTTGCCGTCTACCGCTACAACCAACGCAACTGGTTTCACATTTGGCGGTGCTACTACGACAAGCGCTAATTTTAATATCAGCGGATTAAGCGGCACAACGGCTGGATATTCTACGCTGCTGTATATGAACACATCGTCCGCATATATGTACTTCACAGGATGTGAGCTATGAGTGAACCAACTTGGCGATATGCTAACGCTGACAATACTGTTGTGTGGCGCGAGTGGCCGGATGGCCGTCAAGAAAGCTGCCTTGTTGAAGTAATCCAAGATTGGATTGACGACGGCAACACGCCTAACCCATACGTCCCGCCTCCAGCGCCGCCGGAGCCTACGCCCGCCGAAAAGCTCGCTGCGGCTGGGTTGAGCGTCGATGAGTTAAAAGAGTTATTAGGTCTTTAGTTGACGATCAAGCGTTCAAAGAGTAAGTTTAATTAACCGACTGGCCGGAAAGCTAGGTAAATGATGTCTGATGAAGAACAGGCTGTAGCGGAGATCAGCCCCGCGCCGGAACAGGAAGCTACGGCAGCACCTGAATCTGTTGAGACGACGCCGGAGGAACAACAGTCTACAAAATCGTTCTCTCAAGAAGAGTTGGACGCGATTGTAGGCAAACGCCTCGCAAGAGAACAGCGCAAATGGGAAAGAGAGCAAGCCCAACGGCTTGCGGAGCAACAGGCTAGACAGCCTGTCGCACCTCCACCTGCGCCAGATGATTTTGAGAACGCTCAAGCCTATGCGGAAGCATTGGCCGAGCAAAAAGCTCAACAGCTTCTGGCTCAACGAGAGGCCGCAAGACAACAGGCAGCTCTGCTTGACTCATATAAGGATCGTGAAGAGGAAGCGCGTGAACGATACGATGACTTTGAACAAGTCGCGTATAATCCGAACCTCCCCGTAACGAACGATATGGCTCAAGCCATCCAGGCTTCAAATATTGGCCCCGAAGTGATCTATCACTTAGGGTCTAACCCTAAAGAAGCCCAGCGGATCGCCAATTTGCCGCCACTGTTGCAGGCAATGGAGATCGGTAGAATCGAGGCCAAACTGGCTGCGGATCCACCGGCTAAACGCACTTCAACTGCGCCAGCTCCTCTTGCTCCTGTTTCAACTACTCGGTCAAGTTCCGGCCCAAGATATGATACGACAGATCCTAGATCTATCAAGGATATGACGACATCTCAATGGATCGAAAACGAACGGTTGCGACAGATTAAGAAGTGGGAAGCGCAAAACCGTAGGTAATTAGGTCATGTCAAACTCGATTTTAACAATCGACATGATTACTCGCAAGGCTCTTGAGATCCTTGAGAATAGTCTTGTCCTCACGCGCACTGTAAACCGTCAGTATGACGACTCTTTCGCTGTAGAAGGCGCTAAGATCGGCTCGACACTCCGCATCCGTCTTCCTGACCGCGCATTGGTTACGGACGGCGCTGCCCTTCAGGTTCAGGACGACAACGAGCAATACACCACGCTCACTGTCTCCAGCCAGAAGCACATCGGCGTGAACTTTACGACCGCCGAACTCACGATGCAGTTGGACGACTTCGCTGAACGTGTTCTGAAGCCTCGTATTTCGCAGCTTGCGTCTTCTATCGACGCCGACGTTGCAAACAGCTTCAAATACATCGGCAACTCGGTCGGCACCCCAGGCACCACGCCTGCTACGTCGCTCGTCCTGTTGCAGGCCCAGCAAAAGCTCAACGAGAACGCCGCAGTCATGCAGCCTCGTTATGCCACTGTTAACCCAGCCGCTAACGCTGCGTTGATCGAAGGCATGAAAGGTCTGTTCAACCCTGTTTCGGCTATCTCGAAGCAGTTCAAGAACGGCATGTTTGGTGAAGGCATCCTCGGCTACGACGAGCTGAATATGTCTCAGTCAATCAAGCAGTTCACGACTGGCTCGCGCGCTGGCACTGTCACGGTTAGCACGACCGTTACCGCTGAAGGCTCAACCAGCATCGTTCTTACGGGCCTCGGCTCGACGATCATCAAAGCTGGCGACGTGTTCACCATCGGTAGCGTCTTCGCTGTCAACCCACAGACCCGTGAGTCAACCGGCTCGCTGTATCAGTTCGTTGCTCTTGCTGACGTTACGGCGTCAACAACCGCTACGGTCACTGTTCCTGCGATGTATTCGGCTACTCAGGCTCTCGCTACAGTTGACGCTCTGCCTGCTTCCGGCGCGGCTGTCACGTTCCTCGGCGCTGCTTCTACGCAGTATCCACAGAACTTGATCTATCACCGCGACGCGATCAGCTTCGCCACCGCCGACCTTCTGCTTCCGCAGGGTGTCGACATGGCAAGCCGTCAGGTTCACAATGGCATCAGCTTACGCGTTGTTCGTCAGTATGACATCAACAACGACCGTCTGCCTTGCCGTATTGACGTGCTCTATGGCTACAGCGTGATTCGTCCGCAGATGGCCGTTCGCCTTTGGGGCTAAAGCTAAAAGGGGGCTAAAGCCCCCTTATCACCTTTTCTTTGGAGTTTAACCCATGACAACTACTCAGAACGCGGCTTATCCGCTTGAGACGTTTGGCCCTTACGGCGCTATTCCGCAGGGCACAGGCGGCTATCAGATCGGCGCAGGCAACATCGTCGAAGCTGACTTCGGCAATACTTCAGCTCCTGTTTCTATCGCCGCTACGGCGACATTGACGGCAGATCAAGTATTGAATGGCCTTATCCTCGCTAACTCAGGCGTAAGCAGCGGCGCGCAGACCTATACTCTGCCAACTGTTGCCCTGTTTGAGGCTGCAATCCCATCGGCTGTTAAAGTTGGTGCAACGTATCAGTTCAATCTGGTAAACCTCGGCACTTCGACAGCTACGGCTATCGTTGCCGCTGGCACTGGCTGGACGGTTTCGGGCTCATTGACGATGACCGTTCCAGTTACGACGGGCGCTTCTTTTATCGCCCGTAAGAGCGGCGCTGGCGCTTGGACGCTTTACCGCGTTGTATAGTTAGGGTGGGCGAAAGCCCACTCTTCTCTCTTTAAAGGACATTTCCATGCCAAACACCAAAGCGGTTGGTGTTGCTTTTTCTGATCCTGAACTCGTAGCTGGCACAACCATCACGGGCGCAACGATTACTGGGGCGACGCTGGACTCTACAACCAAAGTTCTCTCTAATATCTACACTGGCTATTCTGAGAGTCAGCAAGGCGCGACGATTGCTACGACCACTGGCGGAACTAACGATGTTTTCCTCATTGTAGCCTCTGCGGGTGTTCTTACTTCGGCGCTCTTTTCTGGCGTAGATGCTCTGGCTGCTAATGATACGAACTACATCACGTTCAGCATTACCAATCTTGGTCAGGCTGGCGCTGGTTCAGCGGCTATGTTGGCGGCTACTGACGATAACACGACCAAAGCAACGGGCGGTTCAGCGATTGTTGCTAATGGCAAGCGCACACTGACACTCAACGGCACCGCAGCCAATCTGGTTGTTGCTGATGGTGATCGTTTGCGTATCCGCGCTACGGTTTCTGGAACGCTTGCTAACACCGTTACATTCCCTGTCTATAATCTGGAGTTTTCGGTAGCTTAATATATAGCGGCCTACGGGCCGCTGTATTTCTTTAGAAAGTAACCAATGGCTGTTATTTATTTGAAACACCCCGAACATGGGGTTAAAGTGGCGTGTCTCGACCTAGAGGCCGAAGCCGATATTGAGAACGGCTGGGAGAGGTTCGACCCAAATGACGACATACAGTTGCTACGATCAGATAGTGGGAGCGTTGAGGCTCCTCGGAGTGTTAGCCGAAGGCGAAACGCCCTCGTCAGAGACGGCGCAGGACGCGCTGATGGCTCTGAATCAAATGATCGACAGTTGGAACACTGAACGCCTATCTGTTTTTGCTACTCAGGATCAGATCTTTAGTTGGCCGTCAGGCGAGCGCACGCGCACGCTAGGGCCGACCGGCAACTTTGTTGGTTTACGTCCTGTATTGCTGGACGACTCTACTTACTTTCGCGATCCACAGACCAACGTGTCTTACGGGATCAAATTTATCAATCAACAGCAATATAACGGCATTGCTGTTAAGACTGTAACGTCTACCTATCCACAAGTCATATTTACCAATATGACCTACCCCGACATTGAAATGTATATCTATCCAGTGCCGTTGCGGCTCTTGGAATGGCATTTCATCTCGGTCGAAGAACTTACCGCTCCAGCGGATCTAGCGACGATACTCGCGTTTCCGCCAGGTTATTTGCGGGCGTTTCGATACAATCTGGCTTGCGAGTTGGCCCCTGAGTTTGGCGTTGAGCCATCTCCGCAAGTGCAGCGCATCGCTATGTATAGCAAGCGCAATCTGAAGCGCATCAATAACCCTGACGACATTATGGCGTTGCCTTACAGCATTGTTGGCACACGTCAGCGCTATAACATCTATGCTGGCAATTACTAATGAAGAGTCCAATTCTCGGCTCAACTTATGTTCTGCGTAGTCCTAATGCGGCTGATAACCGCATGGTCAATCTTTTCCCTGAAATTGTTCCAGAAGGCGGCAAAGAGGCCGCGTGGCTTCAACGCGCGCCAGGTTTGCGACTTTTAACGACATTTCCGACAGGGCCAATTCGAGGTCTTTGGGCATATAATGGTTACGGGTATGTTGTAGCCGGGACTAAATTATATCGTATTGATACGAATTGGAACTACATTGAACTCGGCACCATAAGCTCTGGATCCACACCCGTTAATATGGTGGACAATGGCACGCAATTATTTATTGCGGCAGGGGCAACGGGCTACATCTATAATGACAGCGATTTTACTTTGGAGTGCGATACTACTAACGCCAGCACGACAATTACCACAGCGGACACGTCTCTGATATGGGTGGGTCAACCTGTATCTGGGCCCGGTATTCCAGTTAGCGCTACGGTCGCAACGATCTCGACTAACGGCACGACTTTTACTATATCGGCCAATGCAACAGCAACGGCTATCGGCGTTACGCTAACCTTCTCTCCTTTCTTTAGTCAGATTACAGATCTGGATTTTCCTGGCGCTGTTGGCGTGGGATTTTTAGACGGTTATTTTGTATTTAACGAACCTAACAGTCAAAAATTTTGGGTGACGGCGACTTACAACGGTTTGTCTATTGACGCGCTTGATTTTGCAAGCGCCGAAGGTTCGCCAGACGATCTTGTAACTTTGATTGTTGACCACCGCGAGGTATGGCTATTTGGGCAAAACTCTGTTGAGGTTTGGTATAACGCCGGACTGCCAGATTTTCCTTTAGCGCGTATTCAAGGCGCGTTTAACGAAATCGGTTGTCTTGCTGCTTATTCAGTCGCCAAGCTCGACAATGGCCTTTTCTGGCTTGGATCTGACGCGCGCGGTTATGGCATCGTTTATCGGTCAAAAGGATATTCAGGCGAGCGCGTCTCGACTCATGCGGTCGAGTGGCAGATCCAACAATACGCGACGTTATCTGACGCGGTGGCTTATACTTATCAACAAGACGGCCATAGTTTTTATGTCTTAAACTTTCCGACTGCTAATACGACATGGGTTTTTGACGTGGCTACCGGCGCATGGCATGAGCGCGCAGGGTGGGAAAACAACCAGTTCACGCGGCATCGCGGTAACTGTCAGATGAACTATAACACTGAGATTGTTATCGGCGATTATGTCGCTGGCGGTCTTTATGCCTATGACCCAACAGTTTATTCTGAAGCCGGATCTATTCAGAAGTGGCTGCGATCATGGCGCGCGTTGCCTACAGGCGAAAACAATCTTAAGCGCACGACGCAACACAGTTTGCAATTAGATTGCGAAACAGGCGTTGGGCTCTCAGGCGAAGATTATTTATACATCAATAACTTATTTATTATAACGGAAAATGAATTTTATTTAACTACTGAAGATAATGACCGTCTTTTGGCTGAATCTACAATTGCGCCAGGCGTTAACCCGCAGGTCATGCTGCGCTGGTCAGATGATGGCGGTCATACGTGGTCGAATGAACATTGGAA